CGGATGGCCCGATGCCGATGATAAGTGGGCAAGAGATCACGAGAGAGCCGCTAATAAATAACACTTCCATAATGCTACGGCACGGAGTATATGATAATGGCAACATTTATAGATCAGCGTGAAGACGAAGAACTAAACGAGGACGAAGAACTCGCAACCCTTGAGGAGACTCAACAAGAGCAACCTACTCAAGAAACACCAACAGAAGACGAAGACGACGATATTCCTGATAAGTATCAGGGCAAGGACATTAAGGATATTGTCCGAATGCACCAAGAGGCTGAAAAGCTACTAGGTCGTCAGAGTAGTGAGGTTGGAGAGCTTAGGCGCATCGTTGACGATTTTGTCAAAACACAACTGGCAGAAAAAGAACAAGCCCACGCTAGTACGGCACAAGAGATAGACTTCTTTGAAGACCCTCAGAAAGCTGTAGAATATGCAATTAACAATCATCCAAAGCTCAAACAAGCTGAAGCTGTTACACAACAACTACAGCAATCAGAGGCTTTATCACGATTAAAAGCAACACATCCAGACTTTGATAAAATTGTACAAAATCAGGCATTTCTTGAATGGGTACAGAAATCTAAGTTTAGAACAAATTTGTTACTACAAGCTGATAAAAGCTATGATTTTGATGCCGCTGATGAATTGTTGACATCTTGGAAAGAACGTGTAGAAGTCGTTAATTCGGCTAAAGCAACAGAAACAATTTCTAGGAAGCAACAAGTTAAATCTGCATCTACAGGAAACACTAGAGGCTCTGCTGAAGCTCCATCTCGTAAAGTATATCGCCGTGCTGACATCATAAAACTCATGCAAACTGACCCTGACAGGTATATGTCATTAGCGGAAGAAATCCGCACTGCATACGCTGAGGGTCGTGTACGATAGCTTTATAGGAGATTATCATGGCTAAAGTCGCATATCCCGGAGGAGCCTCCTCCATTGTTAATACCACCGCCGCCGCTACGTTCATCCCAGAACTCTGGTCTGATGAAATCGTAGCCGCATACAAGAAGAACCTCGTTCTCGCTAACCTCGTCAACAAGATGAGCATGGTTGGTAAGAAGGGTGACACTCTGCATATTCCTAAGCCTACTCGTGGTTCTGCCACAGCTAAGGCGGCGAACACTGCAGTCACTATCCAAGCTGATACTGAATCAGAAGTACAGATCAGCATTGACAAGCACTATGAATACTCACGTATGATTGAAGACATCGTAGGTGTTCAGGCTCTTGACTCAATGCGTCGTTTCTACACTGACGATGCAGGTTATGCTTTGGCATTGCAGGTTGATGACGACTTGTACAACCTTGGCTTGCGTTTCGGTGACGGTACTGCTACAGACCCAACTGATCCTGCAAACTGGGAACACTCAAATGCTTACTACGTCAATAGCACAAGTGGCATCGCTACTTACGCTGACGACACTATGGAAGACACTGATGTGTTCACTGACCTTGCTTTCCGTCAGCTTATTAAGCTCATGGATGACCAAGACACACCAATGGACGGACGTTTCCTCGTGATTCCTCCTTCAGCACGTCGTGACATCTTGGGTATTGATCGTTACAACTCTGCGGATTTCGTAGATGGCCGTGGCGTTCAGAATGGTCAGATTGGCTCTTTGTACGGTGTTGACATTTACGTTTCTTCTAACGTACCTGTTATTGAAACAGCAGTTCAGAACACTGCAACTACTTCTGTCAACGACACTCGTGGTGCTATCCTTGCTCACAAGGACACTATGGTGTTAGCAGAGCAGATGGCTGTTCGCTCACAGACTCAGTACAAGCAAGAATACCTTGCTGACTTGTTCACTTCAGACACGCTCTACGGTGTACAGGTACTACGTCCTGAAACTGGTTTTGTTCTAGCTCTTCCGGGCTAAGCAACCACTGGATAGCCCCTCTCCGGAGGGGTTTCCTTTTCCTACCTTATTAACATTGTCACCCACCAAAACAGGAATGTGAGATGGCTTCAAAAATCCTCCTCAAGAAATCTACAACAGCTTCTCAAATACCAACTACACTTGACTTAGATGTTGGCGAAGTTGCAATTAACACTGAAGACAAAAGACTATTTACAAAAGATTCAGGTGGATCAATTGTTGAAGTCTCTACGACTCCTTCTACGCTTGACGTTGATGGTAATGCTACCGTTGGTGGTACTCTAAATGTTACAGGAACTACCACCGCAGGTACAGTGAACGCAACAACTGTTACTGTCTCAGGTACTCTTACAGTTCCTACACCCTCCGCAGACACTGATGCGGCCTCTAAAGGCTATGTTGACACGGAAGTATCTAGTGCCGTAGCAACAGTTATTGACTCCTCTCCTGCGGCCTTAGATACACTTAATGAGCTTGCGGCGGCGTTAGGTGATGACCCAAATTTCTCTACTACAATTACAACAACGATTGGTACTAAGCTAACTAAAGATGGTACTGATGCGATGACTGGCAACTTAGACGTTGGTAATAACAATGTTGTTAATGTTGCTGATCCTACCTCTGCACAACACGCCGCTACTAAAACATACGTAGACACTGCTGACGCTACAAAGCTCAATCTCTCTGGTGGAACCATGACTGGTGACATTACGATGGGAGCTAACAAAGTAACTTCTACAGCAACACCTACTGCTGATGATGATTTAACACGCAAGGCGTATGTTGACTCTATTCTTGGCTCTGCAACGTCAGCGGCTGATAGTGCAACAGCGGCGGCTTCTAGTGCTACTGATGCAGAAACAGCACAGACAGCGGCAGAGACTGCTCAAACAGCGGCTGAAACAGCCCAGACTGCCGCAGAAACAGCGTATGATGATTTTGATGATCGTTACCTAGGAGCTAAAGCAACTGCTCCTGCATTGGACAACGATGGTGATGCATTGATTACAGGCGCACTCTACTTTGACACTGCTGTTGGTGCAATGTACGTCTATGACGGTTCTGCGTGGGATCAAGTTGCTATCACTGTAAGTGACGTATTGACAGTTAATAACAACCTGTCTGATCTTCAGAGTGCCTCCACTGCCCTTACTAACTTAGGCATCACAGCCACTGCAACAGAACTTAACTACACCGATGGTGTCACATCTAACATTCAAACACAGATTGATGCCATTGACCCTGATCCAACCAAAGGTAGCCTCACGAAAACATTCGCTAACGGCGAGACAGCCTCTATTACACTCTCTAGTGCTATCTCTCCTGCACCTGTCGTGTCCGTCACTAAAGAAGTGGCACAGACTGGTGTGTCCTCTAAAGGTACTTGGGATGTTGCAACAGACGGTGCTAACTATGAATTGCACGACACTGCGTATGCTACAACGTTGACTCCGGGTCAGATTGGGTTTGGGGATGCAAGTACGTGGAGTTATGACTCTGTAAGTTTTAGTGTTGCTTCAGAAGATGCGGATGCTCTTGATGTAGCGTTCAGTAGTGACGGAACGAAAATGTTTTATGCAGGTAGCACTACAGATTCTGTATATCAATATACGCTATCTACTGCATTTGATGTATCTACTGCCTCTTACGATAGCGTCAGTTTTAGTGTGGCTAGTCAAGAAACAGGAAATTGGGGATTTACTTTTAACAATGACGGCACAAAAATGTATGTTGTTGGTAGTAGCGGTGGCGCTGTATTTCAATACTCTTTAACAACAGGGTTTGATTTATCTACAGCATCTTATGACTCTGTAAGTTTTAGTGTTAGTTCTCAAACTACTCTACCTTGCGGAGTTACGTTTAATGACGATGGTACAAAAATGTATATCATGGGGCAAAACGATATACTGTATCAATACTCATTGTCTACTGCGTTTGATGTATCTACAGCGTCGTATGATTCTGTTTCTTTTAATGCCGGATCACAAGATACGAACCCATTTGGTGCTATCTTTAACACCGATGGCACAAAATTATATATCGTTAGTTATGCCAGTGATGAGGTATACCAATACACGTTATCTACTGCATTTGATATTTCTACAGTTTCTTATGACTCTATATTTTTTAGTTTAGCATCTCAAGAAACTACTGCCAGAAAGATTAGATTTAATAATGACGGGACTAAACTGTATGCTATTGGAAATACTAATGACACAGTGTTCCAGTATTCCACCGGAACAGACACCCTCATCCTAGGCTCAGGCTCATTCGCCTCTACAGACGTAGGTAAGCGCATTGTAGGCAACGGTGGTGAAGCTATCTTAACAGCCACTGACGGGTCTTACTCAGTCGTTACAGCCTTTACTGACAGCAGTACGATTGCATCCGGTAGTTGGTCTATGTTTGCCTTGACGTTTGACGGCACTGATGGAGTGGCTGTGAATAGTTTAAATGTCGGTTTTAAGAATGCAAGTACATGGAGTTATGACTCTGTAAGTTTTAGTTTTGCCTCTGAGGAAAATACACCTACAGGAATACAATTTAACAACGATGGCACTAAAATGTACATTCTTGGTTCAACAGGAGACGACATCAATCAATACACATTGTCTACTCCGTATGATCTATCTACGGCTTCATTTGATTCTGTTACCTTTAGTGTGTCTTCTCAAGAGGCGAACCCACAGGCATTTGTCTTTAATAACGACGGCACAAAAATGTATATGCTTGGTCAGGCAACTGACTCTGTATATCAATATACATTATCTACAGCATTTGACATTTCTACAGCATCTTATGACTCAGTAAGTTTCAGTGTTTCCGCACAAAGCGGAATACCAACTGGGTTGACGTTTAACAACGATGGCACAAAAATGTATATCATGAGCCAAACAACCAGTGATGATGTCTATCAATATTCATTATCAACTGCTTACGATTTATCCACAGCCTCTTATGATAGTGTAAGTTTTGATACATCAACTCAAACAACAGATGCTCAAGATTTAGCATTTAACTCAGATGGTACAAAACTTTATATTCTTGATAGTGCTAACCCTGCAGAGGTACATCAATATTCATTGTCTACTGCCTTTGATATATCTACAGCATCTTATGATAGTGAATTTTTTGATACATCATCTCAAGAAACTAATCCGAATGGGTTTACATTTAATCCTAATGGCAATAAAATGTACATTGTAGGTACGGTAAACGACACAGTATTCCAATACACCACAGGCAATGTCTACGCACCAACATCCCAATACCACCCAACAGTCACCAAAACATCCGGTCAAATAGACACAGCCTTCTGGACAGACATCAACACCATGACTGCTGATGAGACACTCAATAATGGTCAAGTGTACTATGCTGTCTCTACAGATGATCGTACAACGTGGGCAGTGATTGATGACACAGACGGTGTACGTAACATTGTACGTGATAACGCAGGTACTTGGCAGTATAATGATGCCTCTACTTACAGTGGTACAACGTGGGTAAATGCAACGACTAATGACGAACTGTATGCATTGCAAGAAGCATTGGAAGATGGAAATGCTGAGTTTGTAGCTTCTTCGTTTGATCTTTCTATTGCAAGTTATGACTCAGTTAGTTTTGATGTTACATCTCAAGAAACCGGGCCGATAAGTATAGCCTTTAATAGTAATGGAACTAAGATGTTTATTCTTGGGATTGTTGGAGATGATGTAAACGAATACGCACTATCAACTGCATTTGATCCTTCTACAGCATCTTTTACAACCAATTTTAGCGTTTCCTCCCAAGAAACTTCTCCACGAGGATTAACATTTAATCCTGACGGAACTAAGATGTATATTGTAGGTAGTGGAAATGATACGATTTATCAATATACGCTAACAACAGGTTTTGATTTATCTACCGCCTCCTACGCTACAAAGTCATTTTCTCTTACGTCTCAAAGCATAGCCACACCAGAAGGGTTAGAGTTTAACGATGATGGAACTAAAGTTTATGTCGCAGGGAGTAGTTTTATTCATGAATACGATTTGTCTACTGCGTATGACATTAGCACCTCTTCGTATAATTCAGTAAACTTTAATACAGGTAGTCAAACCACAACTCCCGCTGATTTAAGATTTAATAGTGATGGGACAAAGTTATTTGTATGTAGCGATACTGATTTTGTCTATCAATATGGTTTAACTACTGCGTATGATCTATCTACTGCATCTTATGATTCAGTTAGTTTTGATGTAAGTAATGAATCAACAGATACTAAAGGACTGACATTTAACAATGACGGCACTAAAATGTATATTGTTGATTTGTCATCAAATTTTGTATTTCAGTACACAACAAGCACCACTAACAACCTCAACCGCATGAACTCCACCCAGTTAGACGCAGTGACAGACCCTAATCACTACACATTAGGTGACACACTAGACCTAGGCATCATTCTCTACACAGCCAGTGCAGGGTCTATTCCTGAGTCAGACGGTGTAACCATCAACTACGATGCTGAGGCACTCAACCAAGGGGCTGTCTTAGGCACTGACTACGACTTTGACTTCCCAGATAGTACAACGGTGCGTGTGACATCTAACGCCGCACAGAACCTGAAGATACGTGTTGTATAAGGAAAGGATGTGACACAAATGGCAACAGAAGGCACTAAGCAAGTTGTTGATGCAGTTAGTGTACTCACCGTAGTTGGAACCATAGGCGAGTTGCTACCTCCTTTGGCGGCCTTATTCACCCTTGTGTGGACAGCAATCCGCATTTATGAAACAAAGACAGTACAGAGGCTTCTAGGAAGGAAACCTCCAGATGATAGCTGAGCTTGCCGCCGCTAATGCCGCCTTTGGTGTTATTAAGGAAGCCATAGCAAACGGTAAAGAAATCTATGAAGCGGGTGATGCACACGCAGTCTGCATAGCTCTCTAGAGTGAAATCCACAAGACTGACCATGAGTATGAATATAAGTCCAATATGCAAGTTGTACAAACAATTTAGCAAATTGAAGAAAAGAAAAATTCTCTGAAGTAAAAGAAGA